TACTGAATAAAATAATCAGACCCCAAAGATTCCACCATCTTTTCTTAGCTAATTCTTTCCAATGTAGTAACTCTTCTTTCAGTTCGTAGGTAGATTCTTTGTAGGCTTCTATTTCTTTTTGCAGAAGATTGATTCGAGCATTATCAACCACCACACTTTTAATCGTATCACGAATAGTGATAGTTCGAGTGATAACTTTCGGAACACGGATAGTATCTGTTTTTTCATTGATTTGAATTTGAGTTTCATAAGTAGTATCGTATAAAATCGTAGTATCGCTCTTCGTAATTATCGTGGTATCGTTCGCACAATATCCAGACTTAACTACCACCTCAGCTACTTTATCGAGCTTCTCCTTATCCTTTAGAACCTGCTTGACAGGATTACACGATAGGATAGAAATAATAGCGCAAATGATAAGGATAACATATCCTACAATCAAAACATTCGTTGCATCGTCTTTCCAATTTCTCATAAACTTTTCAGCATTTGAATCATCTTAGGATGAGGGTAGATATCTACCTTATCTGCTCTCACAGAGTTATGAGTAAAGACTCCTGCCTCTCCTCGTAATGCTCTCTGAGTAACAGTCCATATATCTTCGTTATACTTCAAAGGTATTCCATAACGCTGATTCCACAATACCAATAACTGACGCACGCTCTCTATCTGAGCATCAGTATAATTATGAAAGTAAATATGTCGCTTATACGGAACATCTAATTTTATAACCTCCTTCTCAGGAACTTCTCCTCCTACATAGTTGTAGAACTTACCACCTGTGAAAGATAACTGACCCCAATTACAAATTTCAATACCGATAGAATACTTATCTAAATTAGTATAAGGAACTCCGTAAGCATCGAATACAGACCGCTTTATCCCTAAATGATAAGCCCAATACTTAGAGGAGAAACCTTGTACGATTTGCCCATCTACTGCACCGAGTCCAGAGATACAAACACAAGTAGCTACCCTCTCAGGATTGGATGCCCACCACTTAAAGGTATTCTCTCCATTAGACCTACCTGCGGTATGATGCAGATAGATTTGCTTCTTAGGATGTTCTTCTCTAAGATACTGAGTGATAGGAAAATCAATCTGCTTGAGGTTCATCGGTAAAAAAGTTTGATATGAATTTACCTACTACCGCTAAACACATTACAATAGTACCCAAAATGGGATGACCACTTAAAACTATGATCCCTGCTCCGAATGTACCAGAGGCTGCTAACGAATCTCCGAGGACTCTCATTCGTTTAGGAGTAGGAGAGAAATAGTGCTTCCAACCAAAAGATAGTTTGCTCATTCTCTGTCTTTTTTGTTTTGTAATTGGATTGCGATGTTGTTAATTGCTCTCTCGATTTTATCGAGCTTCTGATTGATGTAGTCATCTTCTTTTTCAATCATACTAACTCTAATCTCTAACTCTTTAAGTTTAAGAGTAATCTTCGTGTAAATAGTAATCAAGCCGACTAATATAGCGATGGCTTGACCTACTAAAAACAAAACTAAATCTGTCATTTTTTACTATCTATCAAGTCAAATAATTGAGGATAGAACTCATCAGTCTCGATAGTTTCCAATGCTTCTAAAGTCAGGTCTGTACCCCACAGAGTAGAAATATCTACGTTCTTCTCTGCGGTAAGTAAATCGAAATGCTCTTGATTGAACGACTCGATACTTTCAGCAGGAATAAGCATTGAATCTCCTTCCTGCTTTCCGTACTTTTCGAAGAGTTCTTTTTTAGCATCCTCGTAGAGTTTTACCTCATCGGATACTACTTTGTTCAATCTTTGCAGATAGACCTTACTCTTTAAGGACATTTTCTGTTTCAGGATACCGAGGCTAACGACTTCGCTTCCCTCTTTTGTTTGCTTTGTTACTCCGTTAAGTTCGTAGTAGAGATTGATTACTTCGTGCAGTTTTAATGTCATATTAGGTATTTTTAGTAAATAGATAAACTTAGATAATTGTCAGGCTCAACTGATTTGCACCCCAAATATAGGCAGCATCATTTGAACCATCCCAATCAAGATAAGAATCTGCTTCCAAAGATAGGTTACCCTGAGAAACCTGAGTCAGAACTTCATTACCTTCTGCATCTTGACTTACTGAAAGAAGTTCGTAGTAAAAAGAAGCGGAGCTTTCCAGATTGTCAAAAACCGAGTTCATATTAAACTTAGTAGCGGACTTTACTTCTCCGTTCTGCCATACGTTAACTGATTGAATTGTTTTCATTTTGTTTTTATTTTAAGAGTTAGTGAGTTGCTACCCAATTTGTACCATCGTACACGTTTAGTTTATTGTTTGTGGTATCATAAACAACCAAGCCAGCGGCTGGGGTTGCGATTGCCACCATTTGTGCATTGGTCATTCTTGGAGGTAGGAAACCTTTTGTGGTGCTTGTGGCTTCAATAATAGCTGATGCATTCAATGAAGTAGAACCTACAAAAAGTCCACCATTCACGTCAAATCCAGATAGGACAGTTGAACTACTATTTTCAATTTGCAAAGAATTAGCAGTTTGAGAAGCTATGTTTCTCACTGCAAGAGTAGCAGCCGTAGTTGACCAAATGTTAATAAGTGTAAAATATCTACTCGACTGATTTGTAGCAGAACCAAACACCCATCTTACATTACCACTATCAAAGTTCCAATTATTACCTCCTATATTGCCAGTGAATAATGCAGTTCCAGTAAATCTCGAAGTTCCGTTTACATCAAGTTTATATGAAGGGGAAGTAGTACCAATTCCTACGTTTCCATTTACAGAATTTGATGCAGCAACAAGCAATAAATCTCCGTTAGGATTAGCAATTAACGGAACTCGGAAACCTCCACCTACCATTGAGCCATTTCCAGAATTGTTTATATATGCACCAACAATTTGAAATGAACCAGCAGTATTTCCAAAATATGTATCCCACCTTTGACCGAATGACCAACTATTTATATTACCAGATGATATATTTGTATTTACAAAAATAAAATCTTGATAATTTGAATTATTTGCTACTGCACCACGAGCAGAAGAAGTACCATTTATACCTACTATTAAAGCACTATTTGCGTCTGAATAAACTGTATTCCCAATTTTTGTATTTCCACTTACGTTTAATGTACTCTGTACTCTCGCTGTTCCGTTGACATCTAACATAAACCCTGCCAATGTACTTCCACCAATTACTGTGTTCCCATTTGTTGGAGATATGATAAATTTTGTAACAACAGATGAATCAGAAACTTCGAATGTCTGATTAAACATTAATACATTTTTTCTAAACCATATAGGATTAGTCGCGTATATTGCTGCTCTTGCATTTGCTTCTGTTGGTAAAATTGTAAGATTTCCACTATTTGCATTGTTTTCAATTCTAAATGCAAACCCTGTACTTCCATTTGTTGCATCTCCACCTGATGCAGATATTTTAAGACTTAATGCATTACCACTATTTAACCATAATGCGTTATTACTATAAATTGTTCCGTTTACATTTAATCTATATGTACTTGGTGTTGTATTTATTCCAACATTTGTTCCATCATCTTGAATCAACGAGTTCCCCAATGCAGTAGAACCTGTCCACTTAGGAAGATAGTTAGTAGTACCTGAACCTGAAACTCCTCCGAGACCTGCAAGAGTATAAGTAGGAATGTTCAAAGTAGCACCTACGAGAGTAGATGAACCGCTTGAGCCTGTGGTAGTTAAAGTAATCGCAGACTGCTTTGCGTTAAACGTACTCCAATCAGTTGAAGATAACGCACCACGATTCGTAGCTGATGCAGTCGGTAGATTAAAAGTATGAGTAGAAGTAGTAGAAGAGATATTAAAATCCGTTCCACTTGTATCTGTTGCGAAAGTCTGAGTATTTGCAGTAAGTCCATTCAGAGAAGTAATTCCTGTGTCTGTGTCGCTATCATTTACCCACGCAGTTCCGTTGTATTTAAGAACCTGACCATTCGTAGGAGTTGAGATAGTAACATCTCCGAGCTGTCCCAAATTGTAATCACCTTCAGTAGCTACCACTACCCCTGTCCTTCCGAAAACAGAAGTAACAGGAACAGAGATAGTACCATTTACCCACGCAGTTCCGTTGTATTTAATAACCTGACCATTCGTAGGACTTGAGATAGTAACATCATAAAGCTGAGTTAAAGAGTAGTCTCCTTCCGCAGCTACAACCGCACCTGTGCGACCGAACACACTTGTAACAGGAGCAGAAGCAGGAGTCTGATTAACCCAATTAGTTCCGTTAAAAGTTAGTACCTGACCATTTGTAGGGTTGGTTAAAGAAATGCCACCTAAAGAACTAAACTGAATGTTACCACCTACAAAATTAATCATTGCAGATAGTGTCGCTTTATATGAGTATCCTGTTGCAGGGTCTCCTACTAAAATCAAATCCGTAAGCGTAGGAGTTCTGGGAGTTAACTGATTTATCTTCTTATTCGGCATCTTCTTTTATTTAGTAACTATAAGTAGAAGGAACGACACATCTGTTCGCTATGTAAGGTAAGTCTAAGGTAATATCTGCCCGAACTCCTGCTAATAGATCGGGAGTATCCTCAGTAAAGAAAGAAAGAGTAGCACTCAATCCCTCATCAAATTCAAAAGTCTGTGAACGCAACTGAGCGATAATATCCTGACATACCTCTAACATATCACTAAGAACCTCAGTCTCGTTAGTCTCTTCGTGTAGCATCCTATCGAAGAAATACAAAGAGAAATTCAGAACGACACTACGCTCTTGAATCTGACCACCTGTCAAATCAAAGTAAAGGGAAGGATATACGTTATCAGTCCCCCGACTTAGGTAATCGGGAAAGTCTCCGAAGTAAACGCTCTTTATCTGTTGATGTGCGTTCGCTAAGTCCGTTATCGTTTTTACCACTTGGTTTAATGTCTGAGCCATTCTCTTGTTTTTCTAAGAAGATTTTTAGCTTCTTTTGGTTTTTAAGTGAGTAGGTTTTATTTGCCACAGCATCGGGTTATGTTACCTTGGTATTTTTCTTCGAAAGATTTTCCTGCACAGCAGTCATCATCTCCAAGCCAAATAGAAGTAGTATAGGCTTCGTTATCAGGTACGATAACATCGTAGCCATTCCCTGGGTTATTGTAAAGAGGGAACATATTTGTACCTGACTTCTCTTTAAGATACTTAACGAGTCTTTGCTTATAGAACTCCGCTCTCGACTTATACCTATCCGCTACATCTATCATATCGGAAGCACTCGGATTCTCTTGACCTTCTCCTGTCTTACGGATCATTCCTTTGTTGTAGAACTGATAGGACAACCCCATCGGAAGCTCTGACATAACAAAATAAACCAGACAAGGAGTAATATAAGTATCCAAAAGAGTCGCTTCATCATTGGTTAAGTCTTGGTCTTGAATACCTGTTTGCAATCTCTCGTAGAGTCCTGTACCCAACGCAGGGAGAATGTACATATCCTGAGCAGTTAGAATCTCAGGGTTAATCAGTTTATCATCTACGTTATTGTGCAGACCTGTTCTGTCCTTAATAGTCTGTACTGAAATAAAAAGTATGTTTCTGCTCATCTTATTTGTCTTTTTTAATTACCACACGGCTTACCCATTGATGTCTGCAAGAAGGAGAGTTTACTCCATCTCCCATATTCCACCATCCACCTCCTCTATCGAATACTGAGTAACCCAATCTCCGAGAAATAGACTCAATCTCAGAACGAGAATAAAGCCTATCTAATTGCATCAGCTTCGCACAGAATGGTCGAGAAGGATGAGCGGAGGTATTTCTTTCGTTCGTAGGTACTATGGACTTCCATTCGTACGAATAGCGGACTAAGAACGAAGTCTTTACAGGTTTATCGATAATCTCAGATAGAGGCTTGGTGAGGCTCCTAACCCCCTTAGGATTGATTTTAAGAATGTCCAACTCCTGAAGTTTGTTGATACGCTCTTTAACGACTACCAAATCCTCTTTAACCGCCTTAGCGATATCCTCATCGGAGATACCTTTGTTCTTAGCGATTACATCCAGAATCTTCTTATCGAGAGTGTCATCGATTACCTCATCCCGAAAAGCCAACTCCTCCTGCTCCAAATCCTTACCGAATACTTGGCGAGTCATTAAAGTCTTATAGTTATCTACGGATTCTCCGTACTCAGAGAATACTTGAATAACCGCATCCATATCATTTGAGAACTCATCCGCACCTAACCAAGTAGCTAACTCTTCTTCTCCGAGTCCGTAAGCACTCTTCAACATCTGAGAGGCTTGCTCACGAGTAATTTTTCCTTTATTATACTCACGAATAATTCTTTGGAAGTTCTGCCACTCTCTACCCTTCATTCCCTTCAGATGCTCGTTAATCATAGCCTGAGAAGGCTCTGGAGTAACCGCAGTAGGTTCTGGCTGATACTTAGTCATATCAACACCAATCTTCTCTAAAATCCATTCTTTAGGAGCAAACTGAGCGATAATGCTTTCGCTAAACTCGTAGCTAATAGGTTCAACAGGCTTAATGGTAAGCTCTGAAGTAACCCCTCTCTGCTTGGCTAAGTTGTTAAAGATAGCCTCTAAGAATTGCTGCTTATCGTTAACGTAAGTATTCTTAAAAATCTCGTAGGCATCACGAATCTGAGAGCGTGAACCTAAAGCCCCAGGAGTAGAGATACCGAACAAATCAGGAGCAGTAATCTGATGACCTGCAAAAATGTTTTGCTGAATCATCTCATCGACACGACCGAAATCTTCTTTAGTCAAATCACTTGCTCCTAAATCTTCAACGATTGGCTTGCGTGCTGAATCCTGAACGAAAGAAAGAATAAATTTCTTACCATCCGAACCGCTGAAGCGATCCGTAAACCTTCGCTCGATGTTTCTTTTCTCATCGGGAGAAGGCTCTCCGTTAGGAAGGGTGATAAGTTTACTTGCAGAAAACCCTGTTTGTGCGTTACCTAAAACGTGCTTAGATACTTCTACATCGCTCTCGATGTAATTCAGAGAACCCATATAGCCAGGTAGTGCGTAAGTATCCAAACCTGGTCGGTACTCTTTAATGTACATTATCTGTTTACCAACTCGGTTCTGAGTATTGTAAGCAGGTATAACCTTCGCCTCTTCTTTTCTATCTGACCAATCACTCTTATACCAGAACTGCGTATTATCTTTATTAGAACGAATCTTAGTGTAGTCAATGTGGCAAATCTCAGCCAATAATCCACCGACCTTACTCCAAATAACTTCCAAGTAAGCACCTCCGAAAATCTCAACATCGCTTGACACTTTGCGAGTAATATCGATAAGGCTCTCGTATGGATTCGGAGCTTTGATGAATAATTCTGCCTGAGCATCTACCTCATCACTTTGCCAACCATTCCCGATGATGTAGTTAACTTTACCTCGCA